GTAGCCGAGCAGGCGCAGGTGGGCAGCGGTCATCCGCACGCAGTCTGCCGATCCGAGTTTCTGCGGGCGCGTCTCCCATGTGCGGAGCGTGCGTTCGGCAGCATCGCGCCGGCGCACAAGGGCGTGCTCCCTCGTGCTCATGTGCGGCTCCCGGTGATTGCGCCAAGCGTCGGATTGTTTGTGCGCGTCTCGATCGCGCTGGTGTCGAGGTTTTGCCCCCAGGGCACATAGGTCTCGACGCCGGTCACGAACGCGAGCCCAAGCTCGCCTGGCCAGATATGCTGGTGGAAAGCGTCGGAGAGCCGCAGGCCCTCTTCGGTTGCAAATAACCGCTCGCCGATCGACGTGCCGGTATATTCCAGCCGCCGGTCGTTCGTCCCCCAGGTGACGGTCGGCACGTCCACCTCGCCGATGAACAGCGTATACGGATTCGGTACTACGAGCCCAGTCCAGGGATCGATACAGCCCATGCTGATCGTCAGCGGCGATCCCTGGACTGCCGGATCCATCAACAGTGCCAGCGAGGCGGTCGAAGACGGGATTAGGCCGATCGTAATGCTGGGCGCGGTGTTTCCCATCGAATCCGCAAGGCCCTTGATCGTGTCGAGCACGCCATAGGTCTCGTCCCGCCCCCTGAAGAGGCGGTTGCCGACCATCAATTCACCAGCGCCGTCGAGCAGTAACAGATCGTGCCCGGGGAGGTTGATCTCGACAGCGCCGAACAGCAGGGGGCGCTCGCCGCGGAGCGCCGCGGCGAGTTGGGGTGACAGTTCAGCCATCGACTATTCGTCTTCGGTGATCGTAATGGTGCCGAGGTCGGTCCAGGGCGCGGTCTGCCGCGACCATTTGACCGATTGCCCGCTCAGCGAGCCCTGGATCATCGGCTTCCCGAATTCGCACGTCGCGCCATCGGCCGGAATCACGCGCAACATCGGGAAGATCGGCACTTCCATATCGCCGTTGCCCGAGGCGAAGGCGAGGTCCGCTGCGAAGTGCAGGTATCGGCGCCCGTTATGGACCAGGCTGAACGCCTGGCCGAGCCGCGCGCAGTAATTGGGGGTGAAACCCCGCAACAGCATCACCGATCCTGCCTGCCCTGCCCCATAGACCACCGGGGCGCCTGGCGCGACCGGGTCAAAGCCGTCCTGGCCGAATGGCAGCAACGCACCATAGAGCTTCGCCAGGCGCAATTTTGCCGACCAGATCCGGCCGTCGGGCTCGGTCAGCATGGGCGGCAGCACGAATTCGAGCGAATGCCGCGTGCCCAGCCGCATCAGCGTCTGCACCGCACCGCCATTTTGCGGCGTCAGCGCTCCGCCCCAGTCGAGCATGGCTGGGTTATCGGTCTTAAGCGCCGGCGTCGACGGCAGCAGGATCGGGCCCGTAATCGGCGTGATCATGGTATTACCTGCAAGCGCTGGTCGCTCAATTCCTGTTGGGCTAGCGCCGAGCCGCCGACCATCGCTGCCTGCGCCAGCGGTGCCGCTACACGCTGTACATGCACGTCAAACAGGTCGGATTTGTCGACCTTGACGTAGACGATCTGCGGCGTGGCGCTTTGCCGCTGCAGCTTCGCTGCATCGGGCAGGCGTGGATAGTAAATCGCGCTGTCGGGAATACGGCCCGTGGCGAAGCCCGGCAGGGTATTGTCGTTCATCGCCTTCAGTACGGGGCCATAGCGCTTCGTCGCACGTGCAGTCATGATCGATTCTTCATTGGCGATGCGGATCGGCGATCCGCCCAGAAGGGCGAAGATGCTGTCGGAGGTCCCCGTGCCAGGCCCATGTATCACGCCGTCGCTATCGACCATTCCGGTTGCGAAGCCGGGGATCAGGCCGGTGGAAAAACCGGGCACGCGCCCTTCGGCAAACAGGCCGCCACCGATCACCTTCAGGATCAGCTTCTGCAGAGCAATCTTCGCAAATTCGCCGACGATCTGCCCGGCAATGCCTTTAAGGCGGAGCGCTTGGACGACCGCTCCAGAGAGATCATCTGTTGCCTGAGATAGGCCGTGGACTTCGATGCTGCCCAAAGTTTCCTTTAACGCACTCGCGCTCCCGACACTCTCCTGCAATTGATTGCGATAGGCTTCCAGCGGATCGGCATTCTGCCGCTCCGCACTCTGGCGCTGGGCGGCATAGGCTGGGCCAACGTTGCCGAGCTGAGCCTCAAGGCTGGCTCTCTTCGCTGGATCTGTTTCCTTGCTGATCGCATTGGCAAGCGTCGCGCGCGCCTCGCGCTCTTCCAAGTCGAGGATCTCGAGCGCAACGCGTTTGCGCTCCTCGCCGGTCGTCGCGAGGTTGCCCTGCAGTTGCAGCAAGGCGATCTTGTCGCGAATCTCGTCGCGACCGATCTGCAACGTTAGATCATCCTGCGCCTCGCGCAGCTTCTTCTTTACTGCGTCGGTTTCCAGCCTCGCTGCGCTGTCGTTCAGCTTGAGCAGGATATCCCGGCGCTTGTCGTCGATCTTGCCAGCGGCAAACTGATCCTTGATCTCGAGATCGCGCTGCACACGCGCATTCTCGATCCCGAATCCCTCGATGATGGCACGCTGCTCGATCGTTTCGGCAAGCGCCGCCATGTCGCCCTTGATGCGGTCCTGCGCCTGGCCGAGCTGGCTCTGATAGGCGCGATCGTCGTTCGCGGCCTTTTCGCGTTCCGCCTGGGCCCGCTTGTCGAGAACATCCTGCGAAGGCCCTTTTTTCCCAAATTCCACATGGAAGACCTTTTGCCCTTCCTCGCGCAGGACCTGACGCAACTGCACGCCAGCATCGGCAAAGGCCTTTTTGATGCTCGCGATCGAGATGCCGGGCCCGAACGCGACGTCGATCGCTCCACCGGATTCGTGCGCACTGGTGCCTGGGACAGCGACCGGGCCGTCATGGCGACCGGAGAGCTTGTCTGCGTACAATTGCTGCTGCTTCTCGTGCGACCGATAACCGCTGGTTACTCTACCGCCAATCCCCCGGACGATCGCCGTTGCCTGCGCCACATCGACCTCTCGGCCGAACTGGCGATTGGGATTTCGTCCACTATCGGATTCGCGTTGCGCCTTCAGCGCGGCCGCACGACGATTTTCAATATCGGTGATTTCGCCCGTTAATCGCAATTTTTCCGCATCCAGCGCTGCGGCCCTGTCAGCGGGTTTTAGTTTCGCGATGCTTGCGGCTAGCGCCTGGTTGGCTACCGATGCGCGTCGGGCCTTCGCCACCATTTCGTCGTAACGATCGTTCAAACCCTTAAGCGGATCGCTGGCGGCTTTTGCTGCTCTATCGGCAATATCTCCTATGGTTAGCGAAACACGCTTTTGCGCTGCAGCGATCGAAGTGCTGTTCTCCTCAATTTCTTTCTTTGTCTTATCGAGTTGATACTGCGCATCGGCTGGCCCAAGAGAGCCAGTCTGGCCCAACGTAGGATCAGACGCGTTAAAGTTTGCCGGATTGGTGGATTGCGCCACCTGCGCCTCGAGTGACGCCTGATTAAGCTTGAGCTGGGCTTCCAAACGTCGGCGTAGTGCAAGCTCTACCTCAAGATGAGCTTTCGCATCCTTATATGCCTGGGCGGCGTCGTCCTGCTGGGTCTTTATGCCCTTGCCCAATTCCTCATTCAGCTTGATCGTTGCTTCACGCTGACCTTCTAGCGATTTTGCGAAAATCTCGTGTGCAACACGAGAAATATCGCTCTGCTTCGCATCTTCACCGAGTTTTTTTACCGCGTCATCGATTGCGTTATTGGCCTTGATCGCTTCATAGGCGAACTGGCCGAGTATTCCGACCGCAACCAAGGCTAGCGTGCCCCACGGGCCAGCCATGAAATTGCCGACCTTACCCAGCTTTCCCCCGAAGTTCGTCAGCGCGAACGCCGCCTGTCCGCTTTGCTGCGTGAAGGCGACGATCGGATTTATCCCGAGCGATACCTCGGTTGAGAATTGGCGAAATTGCTCGCCCAATTGCAACACACCCTGGCGCTGCTGGCCTGCCGAGACGACATATTTCCGACCGGATTCGACCACGGCGCCAGTCGATTTGATATGCTCAGCCTGGACAGCCTCTAGCACAACGACCTGGTCGCGCAGCGCGGCAGCATGATCATGGGCGCCGACCGCTGCAGCCTCAGCTGCTACAGCATAAACCCGCGCGGCCGCCGCATCGCCTTGTGTGGCTTGCGCCGCGCGCGCTGCCGCATCAGCCACCAAGCGCAAACTTGCCGCTTGTGCTTCCGCGACCGATGCAGCCTGTTTCGCCGCGGCGACGTCGATGACTTGAATTGCCGACTTTGGCGATGGCGCGTCGAGCACCGCCTTGGCATTGGCGCGGATGGTATCGAAGGTGCGGTTATAAGTGCGCTCGATGTCCTTTACGCTGGCTTCGATGTTTGTCTTACCGAGGTCGGCGAAGGCCTTTTGCACTTCGTCGGCAACATTTTCCCCCGTTTTGCCGAGGTTGAGCAAGGCGGTCCTGCCAGCCTTGCTTGCCGCACTCAGGCCATCGGCGCTGCCACCGATCTGCAAAAACAGGTCGCGGGTAACGCGTGCGCCCATTCTTGCCTCCTACTGCCGGTTCGCGTCTTCGCGCGCTTCAATCACGGCCCAGATTTCGTGGCTGGTCGCGGCCCAATATTGATCGGCGGTCCAGCCAAAGGCATCCATCATAATGCCCATTTCGCGGCGCCAGCGGTCCTGTGGGTCTAGGCTGACGCCGCCTGTACGTTTCCCGACGCTGTACGCCCGCCGGTTGCCGCATCGAGCAGGCACAATGTAAACCGCGCCATCGGCCCGGCCAGGCCTTGCTCGAAGATCAGATCCTCGAACCGCTCGGCGGTGATCATGCGGGTCAGATCGTCCTCGGCACCGGCGTGCACCAACTGCGCCGCGATGACGCCCAGCTGCGCGAGGCGCAGGCCGCCGCTATTGCCGATGCTGACGAGCTCCAGCGTCGACTTGCCCGTCTTCTCCTCAATCGCGCGCACTGCGGCGCGCGACGGGCGCAGGCGATAGGTAACGCCCGCCAGCACGAGCTGGTGCTCGCCACGCGACGGATTGGCCGTCGGCTGCTTGGCCGGTGTCTCGATCGGCGCGGTTGCGCGCGCCGATCGAAGCTTTGGCTGCGCACTGCCCTTGCGCGCCATTATGCGGTCGCCCCGAGATCATCGACCAGCGGCCGACCGCGATTGACCATGTCGAAGCTGTAATCGACCGTCGCATTGTTGTTGTGCGTGGTCGAGATCGGGCCGACCGCGACGCTGCCCGAATATTTGACGATATCACCCTTCATAACCTTGGCGGGGGTGTGTGGCGGCATCATCTTCGACACGGCGAAGGCACGGGCGAAGCCCGCGTCGGGCAACTTCAAATTGCCCTTCACTGACATGGTCAGTACCTGTTGGCCAAACGAACCGCTGCCATATTTGCCACCGTCCTTGTCGCTGTCGTCGATGTTCGAGGCGCTGCGCTTGAAATCAAAGCCAGTCTCGCCGCCGATGACCGAGAAGACGGTCGGGGCGGCATCGTCGCCGATCACGATGCGATATTCCTCGCCATAGTCGTTGGTGGGGGAGTCGGTCATAAAGGATCCTTTCCGGGTCTTATGCGGGTTGTGCGTGGAGGGTGAAGTGGAGCAGGCCGACATAGGTGACGCCGTCGGGCATCGCGTCGCTCGAGGTGGAGCCCGCCCAGCGCGGGGGGCGAAGCTTGGCACCGGGCGCGGCGATCGGTTTGCCGCGAAGATCGCTGCGCGCCGCTTCCATCATGGTCAGCAACTGCCCGCGATCCTCGCCGCGATAGACGACGATGATCTCGATCAGCAGTTCCTCGCGTGTATCGTCGGGCTTGCCATCGCCAGGCTCGGAGTCGATCGTGCCGATCTTGTAGAAATTGGGCTGGGTGTCCTGCGGCACCTCGGTGAATACGGGCGCGATTTGCCCCGATGCGCCTTCGTTCAAGGCGCGGAAGAATGCGCCGCGTGCTGCGCCCAGCAAATCGGTCATACGGCACCTGCGCGGCTTAGCGTCCGCTCCCAGAACGATGTCGTGCGCTGGTCGACAACCGCGTCGACGCTGCCGTCTGGCGGATTGATAAATGGGCGCGGAGCCAACGCGCGCACCTTCATCGGGTAGGTTGCGGCGATATCCTCAATGCGCTTCCGACGCCCGTAGCTGCCTCGTTCGGTGCGTAGCTGGCCAGCGACCCGCCGACGCCGTTCGACCGCAACGGTCTGCGCTTTCCGTCCGAATGCGACGAAGCGTCCGTAGAAGATGTCACCGAGATTGCGGGGATCACCGCCCCCGGCCTTGTCGGCGCGCCGCCGTGCGGATTTGCTACGTGCCTCAACGCCGAGCAATCCGACCTTGAGCCGTATCGTGGCATCGTCGACGTGCAATTCGGATGAAAGGCCTGCTGCCAGTGCGCCAGTGTCACGCGCGACATGTGCGCGCTGTATCGCCAGGATATCGCGACCGAGACGGCCGAGCATATCGGCAAATTCCCAGCGCGCGGCATTGGGCAGCGCCTCGATCGTGGCGATGGCCTGGTTTAGGCCCTGGGTTGCTTCGACCATGCTCAAGCCACCTTTTGCGGAGAGCCGGTATCGGCGAGGATAAGGGTTTCGCGACGCCGTCCGTCGGGATCGACCGCGGAACGGATGTTGAGTGTCAGCGCGCCGTAGCCGAGCTGGTCGGCGTCGGTGATGTCCGGGCGATATCGCAATACGATTCGATAGAAGCTGACGCCCTGCAACGCCTGGGCGATGATCGACTCGTTGCCGCTGATCCCCTCAACCTGGGCGGCGATCGGATCCCCGACGGGCTGCCAAACCGTCTGGAACCCACCATTGGAGTCGCGCGTCCGGACCTTCCGCAACAGCACCACGCGGTTGCGGAGTTTACCCGAGGTGACCGTCATGACGTTGGCGGCTGCCAGAGCGATTCGAGGATCCAGCTAACCGAAAGCGGCAATTCGGCTGACGTGCCGCGCATGTCGATGACAGCACCTTCGCGATTTTCGTACCAGTTTGCGGCAATGAGCAGGATCGCTTGCCGAACGAGCGCCAGATCGGCGGTCTCAAGCGGCAACACGACATACTCGATCTGGATTGCCCCGGCCTGGTCAGCCGTCTCGGGCCACTGGCCAACCGGACTGATGACCGCAGGGCGACCCGTCAGCGCAACACTGTAGCACGCAGGATCCACGGTTTGGACGACACGGTCGTGGTCCAGGTACGAAATGCTGGTGACCGAGCCGACGCTGCCACCCGGCAATGCAATATCCCGAGTGCGCACCGTCGCTGAGCGACCGCCGGAATAGTCGACATGCGTTCCCGGGAAGGTGTCGATCGTCAGGACACGGGAGGTGCCGACTATCGATCGATTGGTTTCGAGCTCGCACTTTCGGCGCGCGGCCAGCAGCGCGAAGCTCAAGTTATCGTCCTCGCCCGTCACGCCCTGGTCGAGGCGCAAATGCGCCTTGAACTCCGCGAGCGTGACGGGTTCGGTCATGGCTTACGCCGCGCCCTGCAGGATGCCGTCTTCGCGTACCATCACCGCGGCAACGGGCGTACCGGTCCCGTGCGTGCCGCTGAAATCGGCAAGCATCTTCACATAGCGATGCCCACCGATGTACCCGATTTTCTGCACATCGGCGACGGCATGAGCACTGCTGAGCGTACGCACGATGCCGTTGGTCACGGTGACGGGAGCAAGCGCATCCTTGATCAGGTCGAGATCGGTCACTGCGACCTGATCGGAACCGTCCGACGCATCGCCATGCGTCATCACGAATTCCACCTTGTTCGTACCGGTGAAGGTGATGCCACCGATGCCGATGTGGAGCAGCAGGGTGGCAGCCTGGTAATCGAGCAAGTCGATCAGCGCCGACGTGTTGTCGGCCGCGTAGATGCCGGGCGTGATGACATCGAGCAGCGACTTTTCGGTCGCCTCGTCGCGATTGGGGGTCATGGCAATCCTTTCTGAAAGAGCAGCCGGGCGCGCGATGCCGCCATTGAGGCTGCATCGTGCGCGCGGGTGAGGATGATTATGCGGTCGCGACCTTCAGGAACTTCAGGGCCTCGAAATTCACCGCGCCGCCGCCCACACGCTTGCGCATGTGGTATTTGACGAAACCGGGCTGCGTGATGTTGTCGCGGATCACAGAGATGCCCAGGCGATCGACGATCGTATAGGCTTCCATGAAATTGCCGAACGCGATCGGGTACGCGTTGGGCGCGATCTGTGGCATATCCTCGCCGTCGGTGACGCCGTAGCCGAAAATCGTCTCGATCAGCGCCGCATCGCGCAGGCGCAGATCGACCAGGTAGTTGCCCTGACCGTCCTTCAGCTTGCGGATCGCGCCGATCGTCTTGCGAGCGAGCAGGAAGCCGGCACCTTGGCGGTAACCGGCCTTCACCTGGAAGATCAGATCGAGAAGCGCGTCGGCATTGCTGACTTTGTCGGCGACAGTGCTCGGCACATACTGGAACGTGCCCCACGGACGGGTCGCGTCTTCGGTCGCTGCGGTGGGGTAGGACAGGAACCCCTTGGGCTTCTGTACCCCGTCACCGGTGACGAACGCCGCATTCTCCTTGCGAGAAAACTTGCTCGTCGCCTTGTCGGCGATCCACGCCTCGACGTCGATCCGACCGTCTTCGAGCAGCTTCTGCGTCACCTTGGGATACGCGTAGAGCTCGTTGACATCGATGCCCCACATGCCGAGCTGCGCCATATCGGTCTGTGCGCGCGTTTGGCTCTCGCCCACCCATGCGGCATCGGCCTCGCCATTGTCGATCGGGCCTTCCAGCCGATCGGTGCCGATCGACACAACGTTGGCTAACTGGCGCATCGGCGTGGTCTCGTAGATCTTCGAAACCATCTTGCCCGACACATCGGGCGTAACCCAGAACCCGCCGCTTGGGTCGGATGCGACCATCATCGTGGTCGCCTTGACCTCGGCGCGGCGCAGATACGTCGCCAGATCACCCTTATATTCCGTGAGCTGGGTACGATCGTAATTCTTCCGGCCGATCAGTTCGCCGAAGTCGCGCGCGGCCTTTTCCTCGCGCGCGCCATCATTGCCACCGAGCTGGAGGCGGTTAGCCTTGGCTTCAATTTCGTCCAGCCGCTTCTGTAGCATGGCCTTGGCATCGTCGATGCCCTTATTGAGCTTCTCCACCTCGTCCTTGGTGACGGCATCCTCGCCACGCTTTTCGGCCTGCTTGAGCCGCTCGTCATTCTTGGTCTTGAAATCCTCGAACGTCTTGCCGAGCGCTTCGACAGCCTGCTTGACCTCGACGGTGAGATCGCCGTCCTTGCGCTCGGGTGCGTCGAAGGCCGGAAGCTGGGCAACGGCGCACGCAAGCGCCGACGCGCCGGTGAAGGC